CTTGATGTCTTGGAGATAGGTGGAGTGTCAAGTTTATAGCCTTTAACACAAGTCCACACCAATCAAATTATTGATGTAGACGTTTGAATGGGTTGATCCGAAGGCTGATAAGGCCATCTTTGTTGCTTCGTAGGCACGTGCATCTAATCCGTACCTATCACAAACCCATCCAATTCCTTGAGCGGATATCTCGGCTGGTTCCTGATACATATCACAAATTTTCATATTATACCAGCCTAGGTGTTTAGCAACGTTTTTGCTTCGCTCCTGTTGGCGATCGTTTTCAATAACGTCTCGCCCGTTAATACGTCTTATCCGGCCACCGTTCTCGAGCTTTATTCGATCACAGTACGACCGTATGAGCGGATGATGTGGATCTAATTTACCAACAGCATATGCGATAGCATACATAAATGTTTTTGGTAATTTTGCATAAGTTTGCGAATGCTCAAGACGTTCCGCAAACCTTCCGATCAAATGCGTAAATCGATCATCGGCAGGGTTCTCATCAATGTCTTTTCTGATGGATAACTTACTTCTTATCCTATTGAAAATAGCCACTTGTTGGCCAGGTTCGCAAAAATCATCAGTATCGTATTTTAGTAGATTCAATTCACTGAGATACCGAGTTTTGCCACTACAAGGTGGTGCGTACACGACATTGATTCCATCTTGCAACGATATTCCACAAAAGTCTCTCACCACGAAATCAAATTTTCCGGGTGGGAATAACAAACTCTCTTCATACCATTGCATAATTCTCCTCCTGTCTTCTATCTCTTTAGCACATGCGGCGAGGTTGGCTACTATATTGCTATCTCGATCCATTTTTTTAAGCAAATAGTCCTCCCTTAAACGTGGTTGAAAATATCGTTTGTCGCTGGCCAGCCTAGCCATAAAGACTGATTTTTTTAATCTCACGTGATGAAATACAGTATTTGGTAATGTTGTCATTAAATCCAAAAACTCACCGTGATAATTAGTAACAACGACAATTTTGCGTTTGCCATCTTTCTTCAATTGAACCACATTCAATGGCATCATATTTAGAAATTTGATCTCATAATACGATTTTTTCTCTATCTTTGGCTGTAATCCCAATGATTCTTGTATCACAGAGATACGATCGTATTTGTAATGTTCCGGTAGCCACGTGGAGTTATCGTCGCCCAGAACATGCATCATAATTTCCTTTGACACCTTTTCCATTGAGATCTGGTTGTTCTCAGCAATAGCAAAAAAATGACTTAAAACATTTATAATTGTATTGCCCAAACAAGTGTCAGCTTGCCCAGATTTCATGCCGCCATTCACAAAATATATCACACCAAGCAAAGTCTTTCCTTGGGTCTTATTTGAAATATAGTGCCTAATGTCTTTGAAATTCAACCAGAGATTTTCATCAATCTGGCTACGGATCATTGGCGCATAAACATCCATGACGTATTCATAAACATCACACAATAGTTCCATAATTTTTGGAACTTGACTTGCATCATATTGGGAATAATCATTATCTAGAATTATGCCTATCGCGGTTTTGTAACGTACGATACTCTGGCTTAATTCTTCAGGTGTTTTCCCACACGCAAATACAATATTGTTATCAGGATGTGACCACAAAGTTTCAAAAGCCTCATTTAGAGGCTCAATTACCATACCCATAGTGATAGTAACCACTTCGGATTGTGGCATTATCATTCTGGGTTGTTTGCCTGGCTGATCTTTATCCATTTTCAAAAATGGCTTTTGTCGACAGTAAAATGCAATATCTTTTGGGTTTA